TGATGAAAACGGGGAAAAAGTTGGCGAAGTTCCGGCTGAAGAAGTGAAAGAAATAATGGATGAAATCACAGCAGAAGACATTGAAGCAGCGGCGGAAGCAGCAAGAAGCGAAGAAGAAGTACATGGAACGATCCGCAGAGTGTTTGATGGAAGGCTTCGCCTTCGCAGAAGACCTTCGCTTGAAGACGATGCAATTTGTGGCGTGACGATGTTTGATGAAAAGAATGTCGAGAAGAAAGCAAAGATCGGTGACAGGGTACTTTACAAGACGACAGACGGGTACTGGATTTCAGGAGATCCAGAACACACAGAATTTATTCCGGAGGAATAACGATGGTTCCGGTATCGTACATCGTCACAGCGATCGTGTCTGCGGCGTTTGGATCTGTGACAACTATTTTTATGTTATCAATAACAGCGGCAGCAAAGAAAGCGGACGAAGAGGAAGACAAGCTGTTTTGTGAGTATCTAAAAGGTAAGAAAATGGAATAATGAAAAGGCAGCGATCAAAGAACGGTCGCTGCCTTTTGTGCAATATCACGAAAACAGATCAAATACATGATACTGATCGGGATCTATGCGATGACAATATGCACAAAAAAAGAAGAAAATTATTTTTCTGCGATCTGTTTCAACAGGCGGATAATTTCTTCATTCTGACGCATAAGAATGAAATTCTGTTCAACCTGTGCGCGTGACATTTCAAGTGCGAAAGTTTCATTTGAATTTCCGCTTAAAAGACTTCCGAAAGAATACATTTTTGAACCTGCAAGACTGGATGCGATTTCTTTAAGGGATGCGACATTCTTTTCTTTGATGTCGTCCGAAGTGTAACTGTCGAAATCAACACCGAATTTTTCCATAGCCGCCTTGTCTTTTGCTTCCTGCTCCGCCTGTTTCTTGGCGATTTTGTCATCTGCTTTTTTACCAAACATAGGAAAAGCCCCCTTTGTTATATAATAATATTTGATCAGTTTTCCGTAATTCTGATCATTAACACAAATATAGGTGAAAAAAGTGCTAATGTCAAGAATGATGCTGAACATTAACACAAGGGATTGAGAATGAAGGATGAAGATATACACCTATAAAGGCAAAAAGAATCTATGCGGTGACAGGATTCGGATTGAACGATTGAAAAAGCGAATGACGCAGATGGAACTGGCTGCGAAAATTCAGTTGCAAGGGATAACACTGGAACGCGACAGTATAAGTAGAATTGAAATAGGGACAAGGTTTGTGACCGATTACGAATTGAAGCTATTTGCAAAGGTTCTGAATGTGACGGTTGATGATCTGCTGGAAGAAGATGACACTATGGAATCATAGTGTTTTTTCTTTGCAAAAAAGTAGCTCAATGAGTAAAAAAAGATTGACATATAGGCTCAATGGGTATATAATATAATTGTAACAAGGGAACAGCAGGAAAGGAGAAAACAATGGAGAACGAAGAAATGAGCAAAGCCGATTTAATAGCGATGTTGGTATCAATTAGAGAAGTAGCAAGGACAAACGGAGAAATACATACCGTGGAACATATTGATAAAATACTTGAAGAAATAAGAAAATAAAATAGAATAAGGGATCACACAGGGGGCGGATACCTAAACATTCCTGCTAACCGCCCCAAGTGCTTAATTAGATTATAGCAGGAAAAAAATAAAAGACAAGAGGTGCAAAGAAAATGAAAGCTGTAAAAGGATACACAAAGCATGATTATACCATGATATGCAAAGAAGAAGGCGGGGAAGTTTTTAGTTTTGCATCAATAGATGAAGCTGCTGGTTATTTTTCAATGTTCGGGCATGAGGTGCCGACCAATGTTGCACTTGATGGAATTTTAAATGATACTAATTGTGACTGGATAGTATTTGACGATGGAAGCGTTATCTTCAAATATTACGGAAGCGGTTATGACGGAAACATTATCAATGAAATGATTGAAAAAGGATGCAGAATATAA